CCCTAGATGTAAAACAAAAAGAAAATATAATTCAAAGAAATCATTCATAGATATAATACTCATGAATGACCATAAGTAAATATTCTAGAATATGCCAACGTATAGATTTAAAGATATTAACACCAACTGTACGTTTGAAAAACGTATGGGTATTAGTGAACGAGAACATTATCTTAAAGAAAATCCTCATGTTGTTCAGGTACCTGTGGCCTGTGAACTCTCATTTGATGAGATGCGAGGAAAGAAACCTGATCAAGGTTTTACAGATCTTTTGAAAAATATGAAACAAAAAGCAATTGGTGGCCATTATATGAATGGTCGCTATTTTTAAGTATTGTTATTGAACAATACTACTAGCTACTTTCTACAATGAAAGAAAAAGACATTCAAACTCTAGCTGATTTGCTTGCAAAGGCAGTTGGAATTAAAGCGAAAGAGCAGCCTGAGGACACTATTGAGGCCGCTATTGAAAAGTTGGAAAAAGATAAGGAAACCAAAAAATTGGCAAAATCTGTTGAAGATACTCTTCCTGAATCTCAGGAAGATCTTAAAGAAGAGTTGTGTGATCTTTATACCAGCACAATTTCGAGTCCAATCTGGGATTACGTTGCTCAAAAGTACAATGGCACCCCAGATCTCAAGAGTTGGGCTGATATTCAGTTAACAAAGTCTGATCTTTGTGATGATGTTGATGAAGAAGTTGAGTGGGACGACTTAGATCTTGACGATAATGATTATGATCGTGAAAATGGAATCACTTATGATGATATCGATAAGTTCCTTGCTACAGTTCCTTTAGATGATTTTGTTAATTATTATGATGATGGTGAACTTGATGTGCAATATGGTGATCAGGATCAATTTATGAAGGATCCTGAATATTGTGCTTGTGCCGACTATAGTGATGATGAGCTTGCACATTGTCAATGTAAGATTGATCAGGAAATTCTTGACTGCACTGATCCACGTCAACTTCGTGAAGCACTTTCAATTCAACAGCGTCTTCGTAAAGCGATTAAAATGCGAGCCAAAGCTTCACAGATCGCTCTAAAACGTAAGATCGCAATGATGAAACGTGCTTCTCCTGAAAAGATTCAACAGCGTGCAAGACGTCTTGCAATTCGAATGTTAAAGAGCAAGTTCGCTGGTAACAAACCATTTAACGAGCTCGGTTATAGTGATCGTGAGCGAGTCGAAAAGATTGTCGATTCTAAACCTGCTCTTATTAATGCACTTCAGCGTAAGATGGTACCAATTGTTCGTAAAATTGAACAAGAACGATTCAGTCATAATGTAGCATAATCGACACTGAGTATTGAATTCAAAGGGTGAAAATGTTTTCACCCTTTCTTTTTAAGTATTATGATAATTTGGTTGTCATTTGACCATCAAATTATAATTCGTATTCTTTTGTTAACAAAAGGTAAAGATAAATGAAAATTTGGAATACTAGTATTGGTAATGCAACGGAGATTGCAGCCAGTATGCCTCATTGGTACGCACGTACCACAGTGATCGATCTCAAGCGCGCTACTCTTGAAGATGGATCATTAGATTTCAGCAAAGCCTCTACTCAATTCGTTGAAGGTGACAAGGTTATGTTTATTCCTTGCAACGATTTTGACAACGTTCTTGTTGATAATAAGGGTCTCGTTTTCACGGTAGCTACTGTTTCTCCTTCAATGCACTATACATTTGAAGAAGGTTCAGTAGGTAAAGAAGGTCTATTCTTTGTTGTCAAATTCATGTACAACAAGCATCTCACTCCAGGCTCTGAAGTTGCGATGGTTCCTGTCACTCTTGAAATGATTGACAATGATCGTAAAACTACAAAGGTTCTTCGTTCTGTTGGTCTTAAGCAGCCTGGTTGGTATCGTTGGCGTTCTGTCGATCGCAAAGAACGTGATCCAATGATCACGTGTGAATTGTTAGTCAGTGTTAAGAATTTCCATAGTCCTGACGGCACTAGTGGTGATGCTGGTGAATCATTCCAGCCTGGGCAAGGTCTTGATCCTTCTGATGGTCAGTTGATTTTTGATCCAGTAGATGGTTCTATCACCCTTGGTTAATAATCAATAAACATCATAGGAAATAAAACATGAAGAAAACAAATCAATCACGAATGGCTGACAATTACACATCAATGTCTTGGGGTCGCGGCGATAAACTCTACGCTAGCGACTTGACAAAGATGAGTCGTCAGGTTGATAGTAACGAAAACGAACTCGTAGATCTTACTACAACAACGATTCCCAAGATTGTTAGTGACGTTGCTTCTAACAAGTCAACGTTGGACGAATTTGCTCCTAAGGTTGCTAAAATCGATGTTCCTGAAGGTAGCACAATCGTCAAGGAAATTGATAAGGCGGTTGCTGATCTTGTTAATGGTGCTCCTGAAACACTTGACACTATCAAAGAAGTTGCTGATGCAATTGAACAAAACGGTGACGCGATCGACGCTCTAAACGATATCGTTACCAAGAACAAAGTTGCAATTGATAGTGTAGATGCTGAACAAAAGGCTACAGCTGAAAAGCTAGCAACTTTAGATTCTAAGGCCGTCAAGTATCAAGAATTTGGTGAAAATCGCAAAACGATTCAGTTGGCCAACTATGATACCATCTCTGGGGTAACCACCAAAGGCCTTGGTGTTAACCTCGCAATGGTAAGCAAGTGGAATAAGGTCGACCTAGGTTCTTCTCAAGTTTCAATGAACCTTAACTCTCTTGATGGTCAGGTGACGATCAATGATGGTAAGGTGGTTGCTACCCTTGATGATATCTTTGGTTCAGAAACAGCAACTAATGCTTTAATTGATAAAAAGATCGCGGATTATCACAAAGAAAGTGATGCGAAGTTTGTTTCTGCAAAAACGACTGGTCGACATAGTACTGTTGCTGTGAGTACCGCAGATGATGAAGTAAGGCTCTCTTCATCTGAAACTAATCCCACTGGTTCACAAGGTGGTGTGTATGTTGGTAGCCAGCTTATTCAAGTGATGACCAACTACAAACCAAGCGATCGTAAAGAAGCTAGTCTTCTAATGATCACTCCATCTCGATTCGATCTCAAGCGTCGTGATGCTGAAGGTCAAATGCACGAAATTGAGCTCGTCGATTTGATCACTAAGGCCAACAAGGTACCTGGTGTTGAAGCTGGTGTAGAAGCGGTTAAAAAACGTGTAGAAACGCTTAGTGGTGAAGTTAATACAAAGACACCGCTCGAGTCCTTTGAAGCGTTTAAAACGGAAACTAACGGCGAAATTCAAAAGGTTAAGAGTAATGTTCTTCAGTTAAGCAACAGTGTATACACTAAGTCTGAAATCGACGGTAAGTTAACTGGTGCTTTCCACTACAAAGGTAGTGTTGAAACATATGCTGAACTTCCTAAGGAAGATCTTCAAGTTGGCGATGTGTGGAACGTTGTTCAACCAGACGCTGATCATCACATCAATGCTGGTGACAATGTCGCTTGGAATGGCAGTGGATGGGATGCTCTTTGTGGGGTTGTAGATCTCAGTGGTTATGATACCATTGAACAGGTTGCCCAAAAGATTGCCGATGCGGTTGCTCCTAAGGCTGACAAGACGTCTGTTGATGCTGAATTGTCTAAGAAAGCCACCATTGAAGCTCTTAATGAACACTGTGGTTCTTTTGACCAGTTTAAGACCAAAAATCAACAAGCACTTGATACCAAAGCAGATCAAGATTTTGTCGTCCAACAACTAGCATCTAAGGTCAACGCCGAACAACACGAAGCTGATAAGAAGGCACTTGAAGCTGAAATCAATAAGCGCGTTGATAAGGAAACATATAAGACTGATAAAGGCGTCATTGTTTCTGAACTCAATAACAAGGTTTCTACAGCCAATTTTGAAGCAGCAAAGAAAGAAATCGAGGTTGCTCTTGATACTAAGCAACCGGCCGGTTCTTATGTTAACAAGCCTGAATTTGATCAGTTTGTTGTACAATATGGTAAAGATAAGGGTACTTTCGCTCTAACGGCTGTTGTTGATGAAAAGTTAGCTGTTAAAGCTGATAAGACATATGTCAATCTTGAGCTTGCCAAAAAGGCTGAAAAGATTCACAGCCATGTAATTGCTGATACTGAAGGTCTTGTTGATGCACTTGCAGCTAAGGTTGAAAAAGAAACCTATATTGCTGACAAGGCAACGTTTGCAATTAAGACTGAAGTTAATGAAGCTCTCGCAGTTAAGGCTGACAACGAAGCAGTTAAGCAGCTAAAAGAAACAAAGGTCGAAAAGAACGTCTACGATGCTCACGTGGAAGCTACCGCTAAGACGTTAGCTGAAAAGCTCGACAAGACCACTCATGAAGCATACACTAATACAGTTACGCATGCTTTGGGTGAAAAGCTTGATCAGAGCATCTATCAAGCTGATAAATCAACATTTGCGCTTAAGACTGATCTTACGCCTTTAGCAACTAAGGCTGAGGTTGAAGAAAAGTTAGCTGGTGCAGTTGCTAGTGTTTATCGTTATAAGGGTAGTGTGGCTACTGAAGACGAATTGCCTAAGGAACAAAACGTAGTTGGTGACGTCTGGAACGTTGATGCTGATGGCGCTAATGTTGCTTGGGATGGTGAAAAGTGGGACAAACTTGGTGGCCCAATTGACCTTTCTGCTTATGCAACTATTGAAAGCGTCGACGGTAAGGTTGCCCAGGCTAAGTCTGAACTTCAACCTAAGATCGATGCTAATAAGGACGAAATCGTTCGTGTAGAAGGCAAAGTTGATAGTCATGACGCTGTATTCACCAAGTATCAGCAAACTGTTGATGGTAAGTTCGCGCAAGAAGTTGTCGATCGTGATGCAGCAATTAAAGTAGAAACTGATGCCCGCGTCGCCGCGATCGCTCAAGAAGTTAAGGATCGCGAAGCTGCTATTGAAGGTGAGAAGACTGCTCGTGAAGCTGCAGTAGCTGATGTTGCTGGTAAGCTCACTACACATGAACAGGCTTTTGAAACATTCAAGACCGCCAACACTGAAGCGATCACTGCTGAATGTGCTAAGGTTACTGCTGCTTGGAAAGCAGCAGACGAAGCTGAAAAGGCTGCTCGCGAACAGGCTGTTCAGAAAGTCGCTGGTGATTTGACAACTCATAGTGAAGCCAACACTGCTGAGTTTGCTAAGGTTCGTGGTGAATTTGCTGCTGCCGATACCCAACTCCAAGAACAGCTGAATGTTAAGATCGATGCGAAGCTTGCAGCTGCTGATTTTGATTCATTCAAGACTGGTCAGTACAAGACTGATGTTGACGCTCTTAAACAGGCAGATGCTGATGAAGCTCAGGCTCGTCAGACACTTGACACGAAGTTTGAAACGTTCAAGACTGAAACTTACGAACCAAAGGTTGCCGAATTAACCAAATCAATTGGTGACGAAACCTCTGCTCGCCAAGATGCAATCACTGAAACGAAGAACGCGTTTAAGGCTGCAGACGAAAAGGTTACCAGCGAATATACCAAAGCAATTGAAGCTGCCAAGACTGAAGTCACTACAAAGGTCACCGAAGTAGAGGGTGCGCTCAATGCTTATAAGGGTTCTAATGACGCTGCAGTAGCTAAGGTTAAGACTGATGTTACAGAAGCGTTTGGTGCTGCTGACCAAGCATTGGAAACCAAGGTTACCCAAGGGTATACTGCCGCTGTTGGGGGTGAAAAGGCTGCACGAGAAGCTGCAGTTGCATTGCTTGCTACTAAGGTAGAGCTCGAAGGTGTTAATGCGACATTGACAGGCAAGTTTGGTGATTACTACACCAAAGGCGAAGTTGATGGTAAGTTAGCAAGCATTTATCGGTTCAAGGGTAGCGTTGCCGCCGAAGATCAGCTTCCAACGCAAGATCAGGTCATTGGTGATGTGTATAATGTCGAAGACACCGGAATGAATGTTGCCTGGGACGGTAAGAAGTGGGACAAGCTCGGTTCAGTTATCAACCTTGCTCCTTATGCTACGACCGAAGCGGTTGAAGCTAAGATCACAGAAACCAAACAAGCAGCAAGTGAAGCTTTGAATCAACATGCCCAGAGTGCAGAAACGACATATGCTAAGAAGGCAGAAGTTACGAAACAGATCGAAGCGGTTGATGGTAAGTTTGCTGGCAAGGCTGATAAGGTTCATACTCACACGATCGAAAACATCACTGGTCTCCAGGATGCTTTAGATGGTAAACAGGCAGTTGGCGATTATGCCCTTAAGAGTGAAGTTAAGACCGTAGACGATAAGTTTGCTGGTTATACAACTACTGAAGCACTCAATGGTTTACTTGATGGTAAGGCAGCTGTGGTTCATACCCACACTGTTGATAATGTCACTGGTCTTCAGGCTGCACTTGATGCCAAGATGGCTGCTAGTGAAGCTGCTAAGTTTGCAACACATGATCATAACCATGATCAAGCATATCTCGCAATTAAAGGTAAAGCTGAATCTGCTAAGGTCGCCGATAGCGTTGCTTGGACTAGTGTCACTGGTACTGAAGGTGTTGCTCTGAAGAGCGATCTTGACAGCAAGATGGAAGCTTCTGAAGCTTCGAAGTTTGCACAAGCTTCTCACGTTCATGCAATTGAAAATGTGACGGGCTTACAACAGGCACTTAATGATAAGATCGCCGTTGCTGATGCTGATGGCAAGTATGCACTGAAATCAGCAATTACTGGTCTCGCTACTAAGGAAGAGCTTAACGGTAAAGCTGCTGCTTCTCATACTCATCAAGAAGGTGAGGTTGAGGGACTTACTGCTAAGTTGGCAACGTTTGCGTTGAAGTCTGAGATTGCTGGTTTTGTTACAGACGAAGCTCTCAAACGTGATTACACAAACACTGCTGATCTTGGTCAGTTGCTTGATAGTAAGCTCGATACGACCGCTGGTGATAAGAAGTACGCTACCAAGACTGAGCTCAACGGATATCAACCTAAGGGCGATTATGTTGCTAAGACTGAAGTTAATTCAATTGTCGAAGCTGCTGTCAAAGCTCCTGTGTTTGTGAATATTCCTTTGAGACCAGAACCAAATTACACTGAAGCTGCAATTGCTAATTGGTTTGGTTGTGAAACAATTGAACAAGTTGGTCAGGTAATTACTGGTGATAAGGTCGTTTATCTTCACTTTACAAGCACTGGCAAGGATTATAAGATCCCTGTCCAATATTGCGCTTTTAAGGCTGATGGCTCTAACGACATTATCTTGATGACAGTTGGTCTTGATACAGCAAATGATGAAGTTTGCAAGTATAAGATCACTATTGCGTTGAACAGTGATAGTTCAACTGTTGATGTTAACAAGACACCACTTGTCAGTCCAGCTGCATAATAGTAGTAACTGAGTGAAATAAGTAGGGGTGGGACATTTAATCTCATCCCTATTTTGAGATCAGTCAAAAGGAAAAATTAAAATGGATTTTGAACAATACCTTACAGAAGCGCTCCAACTCAATGAAGCTGAAAAGGAAGATAAAAAGCCAAAGGACATTGTTTGTATTAGTGGCGCCCTTCTGATGCGTCTTTTTGAACTTGTTCATGAAGAAATCGAAGATAACGATGAAGTGCTTCATCATATGGTCGAAAAGATCAGCGAGCTTGGTAAGGACGATCGAGTTGTTGTCATGGACGACTATGATGAAATTAAGAAAGTCGTCGACGAAGAGCTCGAAGATTCTGAACAAGATGAAGAAGAGCAGGAAAAAGAAGAAGAGGAAGAAGACTCCTCTGACGAAGATCAAGAAGACGAAGAGTCTTACGAGTAACAAAAAGGCCGGTTTGAAACCGGCCTTTCCTTTTACATGAAATTCAAGCAAGAAAACCACCAATGCTTATAAGCATCGTAGTGGTTCACCTGATCACCACGAAGCCTTGCTTAGTGTGCTCAATGATGTCGTCGGGTACAATAGTGTGTCGACACTTTTTAGTCATGTCATCAATATAACATTGACTACAGAACTTGCCATCATAACGAGCTCCAGCATGACCTAGAGACCAAGCATAAAGCTCTGGAAAATTGTATCCGTTGAAATGAAAACGATTGTGTTGATCAACGTACTTTTCAATATCCATCTTAGCTCCTTGAGAGAATATGGATTGTACAATATCTATCATAATGTGTCAAGTGATTTCAAATACTTTGCCGTTGGTGCAATCACTCGCTTAAACATCTCGATATCATAAGGTATTTCATCATAATTGAATAATGTCGATCCTGGAGCGGCGTTATTCCATGCTTCGTTACCCAATCCTTCAAAGATATGAACCTTATTGACGATTGAATCATTATAGATCACACAATCACCAACTTTAGCTCGTTGAGCTGTAATATAATGTGTGTTATCGTCATCAGTTAGTTGGTGTGAAGCGTCGTATTGATTGACTGCTTTGATGCCAATCTCTTCCTGGAAACGTTTCGCAATATAGGCACGACGTCGTTTTGCGTACTCTTGACTAATTTTAGCCAATCTGATGATTTGCTCAATATCAGATTTGTTTGTACATAACGCTCCATATTTGTTTAGAACGTATTGTGTGATTTGTGAATTCTGCTTTGCGTTACAATGAATTATTACTGCTTTGTTTGACATTTTGTTCCATATGTTTGACATTTACGTCTTACTTCCAAATTGAGGAAGTAATAATGTTATTTGCTTCCTGCCCGGGCTAATACTTTCCATAAGGCGTTTCTCGGTATACCGTTCTTTTGAACAACTCTCTCTCTCTCTTGTGTTATAGAGTTGATCTGCAGATTTGTTGAGCAGGAATTCTCTTGAATTCCCCCCCCCAGATTAACAATAATTCCACCATCCACAGTCATTGAGAGTGCACGCATACCTTGATTAATGACGGCTTCCTGGGTATCGTCAACTACAGTCAGCTGTTCAACTGGCATCTGACCTTCAATATAAGGAATTAATTCCGGAATGATTTGAGAGTTGATATAATCATCATCGATGCCCGTTTCTTTATACTGTTGTATATTTTTAATATATGTTTCGAGTTGTTTGTCTAATGTAAAAGCCTGTTCAAATTGAAATACTTCATCAGGCAATAACGCATCTAATTCTGGATCCTCAAAAGGTTCATTGGCAACTTTTTGATACACTTGTTCCCAATTTTCAGGCAATTCTTGGTCAAATTCCAACACCGTTTGACCACATCCAGCATCGAAAAATAGATATTGTGGATACAAATAGTCTTCTTTTAATTTTCCAACAACGCCACTTGTCATTTTATTGATCGTACAATAGCCATATGGCATCACCACAACTTCACCATCAAACATTTTAATTGGATTATATTGTTCTGCCACTGGTTGTGTGATTTGTGGGTTTGGTTGTTTGACAATTACGCAATCAGCCATTCGTCACCTCCCCACGAAATTGCAATGCAATTTCGTGCTTCACTAGGTTTTGTATAATGTTCATATAAACGAAGGCCTTGATACCAACGGCGATCTAAACCAAATTCATCTTCAGTGCGTAAGGGCCTATCGGTTTTAATATATTTCATATCCTTAATTGGATATAGATTATTAAATCCTGTGCTTGTCAGAATGCCATTTGTGATAATGTTCATATGATGGAAGCTAATTGCATTACGATATTCGATCTGTCGATCGACAAAACGAACATTGACGATTTTTTTGGGACCAGTAACGTACCAAACACATCTTCCAACTGATTCTTTCATTCGCTCGAAACGTCCGGTTTCTGGACAGAACGCTCTGTGATTATTAATTAAATTAATAATCACATCATTTTCCAATGTGATTTCGTAGTAGTTTTTAGCAACTTGAACAGGTGGTAACCAAAGCAATTTTGCAGCAGCGAATTCACCTTTATCAAAATCCCACACCTTAACAATATCATCTTCAGTCAAATCGCGAAATTTGATCTGTCGGTCATCTGCAAGTGTTACAAGAGTGTCTGCATCGAGACAAGGTTTTGTCTGTCTAATTTCTGACGCTGTGATGATGACATCATTAGCCGGCATGATAAAGGACCAGTTGTTATTACTAACACTATTCACTTGAATAGTTTGTCCTTTGACAGTAGCCACAGAAACTGCACCAATACTATACGTGGTGTTTCCATAATCTTCTTCCACAACGTTAGATGATATATTGACGACAACATTTGGTTTGGATTTGGATGGATGAGTCACTGTAACCTTACCATATTTTGGTTCGGTGAATTGTAAAGAGATATCATATTCACTTTTACCGCCACCCATTAACGCAACAGCTTTGAATTTCACAGGTAATATTTGAAATATTTTGTATTAGTTATGTTCCTCAATTGAGCTCTTAAGTAATTTTAACAAAATACGTAGTGTATTAACCGTTTTTCTTTTGGACATATAAACGAATGTTTGTTGCGAAGCAAAAGCCATATTTTAACGACTATGATGAGAACAAAAAATTCTTATCTGTGTTGTTCAAGCCTTCAATGCCGCTCCAAAGCCGAGAGCTTCATGCGGTTCAATCGATTCTTCAAGGTCAAATCGAGCGATTTGGCAGCCATCAATTTAAGGCTGGTGCTCGTGTATTAGACGGTGAGATGTCGTTTGATACTGGGATCAGTTATGTCAAGATTGACACCTCAATGCGTGATCCATCTCAATTGATTGGTCGAACGTTAACTGGTACCAGCAGTAAGGTCAAAGGAACTGTTGCTCATATTGAAAATGCGTCTGGTGACGATCCAACGACGATGTATGTTCGTTTCGTCGCTGGTGATTCTAACACAGGTAAAACGGCACAATGGGCTCCTGGTGAATCGTTCGAAGAATTGGCGGTATCGTCGATTCAAATCCTTGATCAAGATGATGCTATTGGGATCGCTAGTGTTGCACAAATCGAACGAGGAATTTATTACATCCATGGCTACTTTGCATTAGTTGATGCTCAAACACTTGTTTTGGACAAGTATGATAATGTTCCAAGTTATCGTATTGGTCTTCAAGTGTTTGAAACTATTGTTACTCCAGAAGAAGACAAAACGCTTCTTGATAATGCTATTGGTAGCTACAACTATGCAGCTCCAGGCGCACATCGTTTTAAGATGGAGTTGAAGCTTGCGAAGGTTGATCTCGCCAGTAAGGTCGACAATGACAAGTTTATTGAGCTTGGTCAAATTCAGGCTGGCAGAATCATCAAACAACAGACAAAAACTGAATATAATGAGTTAGAAAAAACGCTTGCTCGACGTACGTATGATGAAAGTGGCGACTACACAGTACGTCCTTTCAAGGCATGTGTGCGCGAACATCGTAGTAATGATCGTGGCCAGTGGAAAGCTGGATCCAAATATTTGGTTGGTGATGTTGTTCGCAATCATGGTAACTGTTACACTGCACGTACTGCTGGTACCAGTCCTGTTGGTGATGGGCCCAACTGGACAGATGGTAAACAGTCAGACGGTGGTGTTCAATGGGAATTTACTCCATCACCAAAGTTTAATAATGGCGTTTACCCTGCAGAAGGCAAAGTTGTTTCTATTGATGTGATCGATGGTGGTAATGGTTATGTTGATCCGCCGTTTGTCAGCATCACATCAAATTCTGGCAGTGGTGCCTCTGCAACAGCTGTAATTTCAGAAGGCAAGGTTGTTCGCGTTCTAGTTGATAGTTACGGTAGTGGATATTTGTTTGACGACGTCAAGGTGACTTTTGAAGGTGGTCATGGTCGCACCGATGGTTGTATTTGCCCAGGTAGTGAAGACAACGCAGTCAAAGCAACTGCAACAGTTAAACTTGATAGTGGCAACCCCAACAAAATTGCCATTGGCCTTGAAAGTGGCAAAGCGTATGTTCGAGGGTTTGAAATCGAAAAAGTTGGTACGAGTTGGATTTCGATCGATAAAGCGCGTGAAACTGCTAGCAAAGAAAGTGTGCTATTGACACCAAGTGTTGGTAACTATATTCGCGTTAGTAACATCGTTGGTGTACCACCATTAGTTGACTCGACTGATGCTGGACTATTGGCCATCTATGACCAAATGACTGATATTGGTTCGTCCGGCGTTAAAGGCAATCAAATTGGCACATGTCGCTGTCGCGGTTTAGAGTGGGATAATGGAGCTGTTCATGATCCAGTTAAAGGCGTCTATCGTTTATACATCTACGATATTCGATTGAATGACGGTGTTCGTCTGACCAATACGGTCAAATCTTTCATTGGTAAGAATGGTTTTAGTTGTAATATTGATCCTGTACTAACACAAATTACTGGTGGTATCACTAGTGACGGTAAGGGAGTTATTACTGGTTCTGGTACCAGTTTCCGTACAGAATTAATGGATAATGATTACATTAAGGCAGGGGGTGATTATTATCGATGTGTTGTGATCAACGGCCAAAATAAGATTCAAACCGATAGTCGAAGCAAGTGCGATAACTTGGCTGCGTATTTGTGCACAACTGAAATTGTTAACCCACAAGGTTTTGCTTCCGTATATCGTTTCCCTGACTCATGGATTCAGACCACAGTGGGTGAACAAGGTGATGATTTTGATGCCGATTATACTACAATGGAGTTGGTCACTGGTAGCGGTTCTGTGGTTGATGGTAGGACGGAGATCACTTTTGTAACACCAAGTGCTGAAGTTAAGTTCGCGAACACTGAAGAAAGGGATAATCATATCCTGTTTGTCAATGGTAAAATTACACCATTTACTGCTACTAACACAGGAGAAGCTTCTCGTTCTTTAACAGTATCCGTCGCCGGCACCGCGTCTGGTCCATTCCAAATGTTAGCAACCCTACGCAAGAGTGGTGGTAGCATTGGTTTGCGCACAAAGACCAGCAAAGAAAAGAAGGTGACTATTACCAAATCAGATACACTAAAAATGAACACAATCCCACTTGGGGTTGCTGATGTGTATCGTATTGGTTCTGTTCGAATGTACAATTATGCAGTTCCTGATAGTGGTACATTGAACGAGAATAGTTCTTATATTGATATCACCGATCGTTTTGATTTGATTACTGGTCAAACCGCTAGTTATTATGGTGAAAGTTATCTAAAGCTAAAGAGTGGTTATAGTTCACCAGAGCGTCCAATTGTAGTATATTGTCATTATTTTGAACATAGCAAATCTGGGGACTATTTCACTGTTGACAGTTATGATTGTCCATATGAAGAGATTCCATCTTTTGAGGGGATTAATCTTCGCGACGTGATCGATTTTCGTCCAAATGTAGTTGGTGCAAATGGTCGTTCTTATATGATTAAGAGCGGTACTGAGATTGAAATGGGTTATCGTTTCTATCTAGCTCGACGCGACAAGATTTGCTTAGATTATCGTGGTAATTTTGTTGATGTTAAGGGGATCCCTGCAGCAAGCCCACAGGCACCAGCAACACCGAATCTGTCAATGAACGTGTATGATGTTGATTTATTCCCATATACGCTAGATGCATCTAACGAAAGTGTTAATGTCAATATGATTGACAATCGTCGTTACACAATGCGTGATATTGGCAAGCTGGAAACACGAATCGATCGTCTCGAAGAATATACAGCCTTAAGTCTTCTAGAACAACAAACTGAGTCAATGAATATTCAAGACAGTGACGGCATGGATCGGTTCAAGCAAGGATTTATTGTTGATAATTTCCAAAGTGGCGGAATTGCATCATTAACTGATCCGAGTGTTGCATGTTGTTTTGACAATGAGCGAGGTATTTGTCGTCCTCCATTTACACAGAACAGCTTTTCGTTGAGTGAATACACACCTGTTGGGGCAGATTTGACATCTCATCGTGCTAGCAACAACTACATGGCATATGGTAAAGTTTTCACGCTTCCGCTGGATCCTGCAAATCCGCATGTTCCAATTGTTGAACAGTCATTAGCGACTCGAATTCAGAACATCAACCCATTTGCGATTGCAGCTTTTGTTGGTTCATTGACCGTGAACCCAAGTAGTGATGATTGGTTTGAATCTGAATATCTTCCTGATGTAGTAACCCAAGTTGAGGGTGATTATCTCGAGAAGAAAAACAGTCTGGAGGGAACAAGATGGAATTCTTGGCAAAGCCAATGGTTTGGACAACCGGTTACAACCAATAGTAGTGTTCTTGATCATACGACTGGTCGTGCAGGTAAGAATTTAACGGAGCACTGGAAGGATACTTCTGTGACAACCCAGCAAGTTGGTCAGTCACGCAATGGTATTAAGACAACGGTCACTTCAAAAATTGATTATGAGGTTGTGGGGGATCGAATTGTTTCTACATCTTCGATACCATACATGCGAAGTCGTTGGTTATTGATTAAGGCTAAAAATCTCAAACCTTATACAAGATATTATCCTTTCTTTGATAACGTTCAGGTTGATTATTGGTGTGTTCCAGCATCGCGTGTTGAATTCAAACCAAATTCAGTAACAGGAAGTGGTTTTGATGGTGTGACTGCCGCTGGCAATGATGCTGGTAATAATGCACGCAAGATAATTGCAACCAAATATAGTTTCTGGCCTGAACAGACTGACCGCACGTGCTTGGATATTGGTGATGTCGTTGTAGCCACCACTGGCAGTAACATGAACACCCCAAGTTATACAGCTGTTTGCGTGGGTACCGGCAAGGGCCCTTCTGAACAACCAGGATTGGGTTCTACGAATCGAGTTGTTGATTACATGTATGTTGTCAACATGAAAAACTATGATGGCACAGCATTGACGGGCAACTCGGCTAATGGTAATGAAGAAAATAGCGATGGTGCAACGTTAACGGGTGCACATCTGCGAGGTTCAATTAGTGGTGCCACAGGTGAGGTCGCGTGGGCTGAAGGCAACCGCAACCATGCCGTTGGAGCATTGAAAACAAATGCTGCTGGTGAATTGTACTTTATGTTCTGGATCCCAGACGGTGACAAGATTGATTATGGTACTAGTGATAATAAATCGCCAGTGTTCCAATTCCGTTGTGGTGATCGAGTTTTCAGTTTAAGTGAAAATTCAACAAAGAATGATTATAATGCAGAAGTTGTTTACAGTGCAATTGGAACATACAACAAGCGCGAACGTAGTGTTAATGCAGTTCGCAACGCTGTTGTCAATACACAATATGTGAGCGAAGATCGCACGATTACAAATACGTTAAACAGCACCACAAAGGATCGTGCAGTATATCGTGACCCATTAGCTCAGACGTTCCTAATTGGAACCCCTGGTGGATGTTTTATTAGTAAGGTTGATATTTTCTTTGCATCAATTCCTGACGATACAAACCCATTGCCAGTGACATTACAAATCCGCACCGTTGAGAATGGGATCCCAACCAGTAAGGTTCTTCCTTTTGGTGAAGTAACATTACGACCTGATCAGATCAATCTAAGCACCGAAACGGTCGAATATGTTGACACGGACGGTCAGGTTGTTAAGGCGGCCAAGTATGATGTTGCTACAACATTTGAATTCGAAAGTCCAGTGTATTGTGAAGATACTAGCGAATACGCAGTTGTTCTTCTCAGTGATAGCAATGATTATAATGTTTGGATTGCACAGGTTGGTGAATTAGTACCAGGAACAACAAACCTAGTCAGCAAACAGCCATACACTGGGGTGCTGTTGAAGTCACAAAATGCGAGCACGTGGACCCCTGATCAAACACAGGATCTTAAGATGGTTGTTTATCGTGCAAACTTCCACGTTGCCGATTCGACAAACAATGGTAAAGTTATTGGCAACCTACAGTTCGCGGTTAATGATCCTGTGCCTCGATATTTGAGTAAAAATTGCTTCCAGACTAAGGCAGATTCCGGTCTAGTTCGTGTACATCATCCAAATCATGGTTTGATTACTAACATGAAGGCAGTGATCTCTCGTGATGATATTAATGAAGTCGATAGTAGTCAACTTCTGTCTGGTACAATCACAACCAATGTGGAAAAATTCCGAGTTGTTGGGGTTAACACTCGCTTCACTCATGAAATCAAAAAGATTTCATATGTTGGTGAAGACAAGCAGGAACATTTCATGTGGCCTACGTTGTATACAGCTGACAATCAGCGAATTGGCATCATTGACCATATTGAACATGATACAGTACTGTATTTGGCTAAAGATACCGAAGATGATAAGGGTGCTGACGTTGCAATTCGTGACAGTCGTTTCCAAGTCAATGAAAATGTTGCAACTATTGGTGGAATTCCATATAGTAGTATTGTTGGTACCCACACCGTGGTTGAAGCGGACCTAGACAGTTATGTTATCGATTTGGGCAGCACGACGGCAACAACGACTGGTTATTATGGTGATGGTAAGTTCAAAGCTGAAGGAATCTTCAACTACGATACTATTCATCCAAGCTTTAATACACAGACTTTTGGCGACACTGCGTTTGATATGACATTGAACACGATGACTGGCACTAGTGGTGGTCGTGAATCAAGTCAAGAACTAGTATCACCATTTGGTGTTGTAATGAACGATAATAATCAGCTGATAGAACCAATGGCCATCTGGAATCGAGCAAACTTACGTGATTCTGCGAAGCCAAGCTTGATTGCAAATGTGACATTCTCTAGTACAAATCCTGCTTTGACACCAGTCATTGATAGTGATCGTATGAGTGCAATTGCAATTGGGAACATTATTAACCATCCCGATGAGCAAGTAATCAATAATGATGTTCTTGATGTCACTAATGTGGTCGAGAAGAATAATTTTGGTTATTATGGTCGCGTGACTGAAATCAAATTGACCAATGTCGGAGCCAATATCGAAACAGCGACGGTCAAAATTGGTGAGCCAACTGGTATTGATATTGATCACGGAGGTATCCAAGCTGAGGCTGTTGCTGAAATTGTTGATGGAAAAATCTTTGCTATTCATATCACCAATCCAGGTGCAGGTTATAAGATTAAACCATCTGTGACAATCGAGACTAAAGCATTGGAAGGACTAAAGGTCACTGCTCCAGGAGCTACAGCCGCAATCACTATTGACCAAATTATTACAGAAGGCGCCACTAGTGAAGAGCGAAAGAACTTTGAAAATATTATTGCAGGACAATATATTGAAGTGGTATCAACAGGTGCAACTAAACCATACCTGATTACCAATAAGATTGTCAATAGTCATGCTGTAATTTTATTTGCTGACAGAATCGCCAACGCTGCTGGTAAAGCTCCAGAAGGAACGAAAATGAATATTCGAAATCGTTTCACTGAAGAAATCAGTCCAATTGGTGGTTCAGTACATGCAAAATATATTACAAGGCCAATTAACATGCAGAACACGTGTAATATGGCAAAGATTATGTTTGCAGCTTGTGTTCCGAAGATGAGTTCAATTGACGTATATTGTAAAGCGTATGATGCATCTGGCGGAATTCCTTATAACGAAATTCCGTGGGAGCTAGTAAAGACTGAAAAGGGTTATCCTCTTGTTGATATTGGTTCTTGGAAATTTACTGATGTCGATTATGTTTATGACAATGACAAGAGTTTTGACACAATTGCAGTCAAAATCGTATTCAAGAGCTATAATAGTTCAAGTGTACCAATGATCAAAGATTTCCGAGTAATCGGCTGCATCTAATATCTTCAACATGTGAAACAAAAGGCCCCTCTGAGGGGCCTTTTTCTTTGTGCTAAAAGTGAACTACCATGACGCTAAAGCATCTGTGGTTTGCACGCACGGTTGTTTTGTATCAATAACGATTAATCTTCCTTAACCATTATTTTTGAGATATCGATATCGTATATGATCTTGCTTACTTCACGTGCATTTCGGAACGTTTCGAGGTACTTTTCAAGCTTGTTCTTAGCTTCAAAATAATCACCAGTAACTTCAGTGAAATTGTTTGGAGTATAATCGATATCGCTTACACGATAACGAGGAGCATAGAGAATGTGTGGGGCCCCATGCTCATCTTTAATCACTTCTGGACGACCGTTGAAAGCACGCTCCATCATTTCATCTTTACATTCAAATTGAATACAAACACCGATGCGATCGTCGCTAATGTTCTTGGCAGCCAGCTTGGTGAGCTTAACACCAAACTTGTTGAATTTAGCATTTACATTTTTAACATAATCGGTACCAACTACCCGGAGAACCTCCATACGCTTGGTAATCTCATAATGCACAGCAGCAAGATGATCGTTTCTTATTTTAGAGAATTTACGATCTTGCTGCTTGGTTTCAACACGGTCCTGTCGTTCAACGATATACGCTTCTTTAACACCTTTAACATAATCGTTCATCGAGCTGATCTTCTCACGACGAGCAATTTGGCGACCATCTTCCCACACAATATAAGCGGTACGACTATCCGCCACACTAATTAGCTGCGTTGTGCCATCCTTAAGAATAACGATTACATAACCTTCTACTGCGCTTTTATCACCAGTCTTAGAAGGATGTGCAGCACCAAGACGGAAACGGTAGCCAGGTACGTACGTAAATTGAGATTGTTCAACGCCAACCCCAACATGTTTAGCAAGAGCTTTGCCAACCTTAGTGAGAAGCTTCTTATCGATCGATTTCTTCATTCGTTCACTGAACGCTTCTTCAAGATAATTTGAAAAATCCATTTTGTTAACCTATCTAAATTATTACAACACATGTGTTGTATTCTGAATACTTAACAATCACTGAGATAATTGAAATGAGTTATACAAAAGTGCTTGGAATTGACGGTCTGGTTCGAGACAATTCTTCTGGAGCGATCATCAATACAAATGATAAGGCACGGGCAGCTTATCTTGCAAAAAGAAAAGCTGCCGAAATCCAGCAGCTTGAAAAACGAAACATGCAAAATCAAATTGCAATATTGGAACAACGTGTTAATGATATCGACAATAAACTTGATACAATCATCAATCTATTAAAGAACTCCACAGTCTAAATCGCCTTGCAACCGGTTGGCTGTGATTGTGCCATCTACAATAATATTCCCTTTATTAATAATCAAATCGCCTTTGTTAATAACAATATTATTAGACCCTTCACCACCACCGTTTAAACGATTGTCAATCATATCAGTGATTGTTTTCTTAGCCCAGCCAACTGTAGCTACTGTATCAACCTCCGTAACACCCACTTCACCATCAGGAGGTAAAGCCTTGATTGTGTTAGACCACGTTGATGTTGTACCAGTCAGTGGTCCAGTCATATCATCACCAGTACGACGAACATAGTCACCCATTGTTTTTTCGGTGCTGACGGCAACCCAACCTTCAGCACCTTGATCGACTCGAAGCATCACACCCTTGGTTTCATTATCAAAAGCCAATGCTCCGACTGGGACCGGTTGTGATGATGAACCTTCACCAACATATGTTGTCGGTAATAATTTTTTGCTCTTATATGTTGGTAGCCCAACAAAGCCTCTTAAAATAGGATAATTGATTGGAGCTTTCTTTGCAATTTCCTTGTAGATCGCAGTATGATCATCTTCATTTTTATCAAATGCCAAATCGATAGTTTTCATATTGGCATCGATTTCGAGCATCGTTAATGGACGACCAAGAACGTGATCGCTTTCTGCCATATGAGGCTCGAGCTCGTTGATGCTTAAATGTTTGCGGTAATGTAATGCGATCGCCATGTCGGTATTATTATAAAGAAGTTGTTCGCGAACTAGTGAACTACCACGATGCTTTAGCATCTGTGGCT